TAAAAATGTTGAACGAAACTTCTTTACATCTTCACAATTAATGGCAAGTCAATTAGGTGAATTATTAGTGAAAATTGGAAAAAGACCAGGATTTAGAACAAATAAAACGAAAGGTAAAGAGCAGCAATTTAAAAACGGAACTTACACAATAAATAACGATTGTTATGTAATTTCTGAATGTCATTCAAAAACAGCAACTGTATTTAATAAAACAGAAGTTGATTACAAAGGAAAGGTTTATGATATTGAGTTAGAGAAAAATCATATTTTCTACGTTAGAAGAAATGGAAAAGCTGTTTGGGGAAGTAATTGTCGCTGCTACCAAATCCCAATCCTTAAACCAATTGATATGTTTACAGATGAATTAAAAGGAGCTGTAAAAAATTCTTATTCGCATTTAGGGAATTTTCAAAAAACTGAGATAAAAGAAATGCCTGCTAACTTCAAAGAACATTTGAAAGAAAAAGCAGACATTTATAAGGGATATAAAACCGTTCCTTATTGGGTAAATGTTTAATAGTTCACTATATTTGCATTGTTAGTTTATATCACGCTACCCATTAGAACAGCGCCCTCGGATATAACATAAAAAGTGCTCCTCTTACAAATATTTGCTAATGACGAGCACTCTAAAATAGGAATATAAGAGCCCAGACTTTTTTAAGCTCTGGGTTTTTTTATCTCATAATCCAATCTAAAACGAAATCTTCAAAACCGAAAATAAATGCAATTCCAAGAACTACTAATATAATTAGTACAAAAATCCATTCAATTGTTTTAGAGTCGTTATTATTGTTATTTTGCATTATTATAGTTTTCAATTAGTTCATTCATTTGCTCTGTTGAATATACTCTATGGTCTTCAACGTAATAAGAATTACCATAAGGAATATTATTTAAAAATTTCATCATATAATCAATTTGGATATAATAACCCCAGGCTTCAAATTGACCAAAATCTGCTGTAGAATAATTCTTTGAAGCTTCTACAAGCCAATTATTAAAATTAACTTTGAATTTACCATTAATAACAAGTTTATTCATACTTCAATAATATTGATTAGATACCCATCCAAGCCAAAAGTAATCAGTTTCATTTACTTTTTTACCTTCTTTCAAATGGAAAGTTAAAGAGTAGTTTACTTGATCATTTGATTTTATGATATTGTAACGCTCTTTTATTCCGATGCCAATAGATGAAGTATCTAAAGCTTCTAAAACTGCATTTATAATTTCTTTTTGACCTGTGATTTTCATTAATTTTTAAATGTTGTTTAATACTAAATATTCAAAAAGAAATAAGAATATTATCACAATTAGTACTATCATCACTAAAATGAATATCCATTTTGCACTATTATTTCTATCAATTTTTGTCATATTTAGAAGTTTAATCAAAAATATTCATTAAGATAAGATAAAAATTACGTAAAACCGTAATTGGATAATATTTCTTTCCCGTAACTCGCTCTTATCTCGTTAAAAAATACACAACTTAAGCGAAAAGCCTTCAATATTTTTGTTTTAATCGATTTGAAATTAAAATCTCATTATAATGAAACAAAAATTACTTGAATTACTTAATACTAGATTTCTAAGTAAAGGCGTTCGAAAAGATGTTTTGGCGCGATTAGCAACTGCTTATTCGTTACAAATCACAACAGAAGAAGAAGCGCAGGCACTTGTCGAAAAGTTAACAGACGAACAAGTTACTGAATTTCAAAAAGAATTACGTTCGGAAGTAGATTCTGAAATTGCTAAAGCGACAAAAACAGCTTTAGAAAATGCTGGCAAAAGTAAAGGTGGTGAAGGAGAAGGAAATCCTGAACCTAAAAAGGAAGAAGGAGGAAACGGAGGAGAAGAATCTGATATTGCAAAAGCTTTAAAACAGATCGCTGAAACTCAGAAAACACTTGCTGACGAAATCAACTCTATCAAAGCTGGCAAAACTACAGAAAC